CGTTCAAGCGCGTAGACGAGCGTTTTCAGGATGGGAACAACAAGTTCCGCCGACTTGAGTACATCATGTACGCCGTCATGGCGGCAGTCCTCCTCGGCCCAGGGGCGGCCGCAACTTTTTTCAAGAAACTCATCGGACTCTGAAATGACACCTGGGAGTTTTGTATGCGGGCTGCCTGTACAGAAGACGAGTTTATTGAGATCTGGCGAGAGCTAGGTTCGCCGACTTTAGTTGCGGCACGACTGGGTATCAGTGTAACCAATGTTTATGCGCGACGTAATGCTATTCAAAGCCGCCTGAAGATCGAACTTCCTACCGACGATCTAAAAACAAGACCATCAATCGTCATCCCGCCCGATCATAAACGGGTCGAAGCCACCATTACAGGCGCAGTCGTCATTTTCAGCGACGCACACTTCTACCCAGGTTACGACGGGGTAGGCTATCAAGCACTCCTTGAAGTCATCAAGGCAGTAAAACCCAAACTCATTATCGCAAACGGGGACATCCTCGATGCTGCGAGCATGAGTTCGTTTTCTCCGATGGGGTGGTTCAAACCACCGAGCATGAAAGAAGAACTTGACGCTGTACAAGCTGCCATGTCAGGAGTGCAGAAAGCAGCGCGTGGAGCGTACTTGCATAGGACGATCGGAAACCACGATATTCGCTTTGAGAAACGCCTTGCGGCGGCAGTTCCAGAAATTCGCGATGTGTATGGCATGAGTCTCAAAGACCACCTGCCGCACTGGCATGAATCCTGGTCGGTGTTTATCAACAAGAACACGATTGTCAAACACCGATACCACTCAGGCGTTCATTCGACGTACAACAACGTGCTCCGCTCCGGCATCAACATGGTTTGCGGGCACACGCACCAACTTGAAGTCAAGCCCTTTGGCGATTATCGAGGCCGTCGGTACGGAGTCGCCACAGGAATGTTGGCCGATCCAAAATCTGATGCTTTTCATTATCTTGAAGACGCACCGACAAACTGGTGCCAGGGTTTTGCTGTTCTCTCGTTCGACAGCGAAGGTCGCCTAGCTCCTCCAGAGCTTTGCGAGGTGATTGAAGGACGGGCCTTTTTTCGTGGACAAATTGTCAAGGAGTGATTATGGACGATATTTTTGTCACCGTGGATCTGAACGAAACCGAGTTTGATGCTCTCGTTGAATGGTTAGGCGAGCAGCAGATTGACACCGGTTTGGGCAAGTTGTACGATCGTTTGCTTGAATTAGCTGAAGCCAGGGATGGAGAAACGGAGTAATGTTCGATCTGCTAGGCGGGGGTCTCTTGGGGTCAATCTTTGGGGGGCTATTCCGCCTAGCTCCTGAGATCCTTAAGCTGTTTGATCGCGTCAACGAGCGCAAGCATGAACTGAACATGTTTCGATTGCAAACTGATTTGGAGAAACTGCGTGGTCAATTCAAGGTTGAAGAGCGGTACGTTGACTATTCAATACAGCAACTGGACACAATCAAAGCGGCATTTCAAGAACAGCAGGCGACAGCAAAACAAGCGGGACGGTTTGTCTCGGCAATCAGCGCCCTTGTACGACCTGGAATTACCTGGGCCGTCTTTGGTATGTATGCCGCTGTCAAGGCCGCAACCCTGGTCTTAGCGTTTCAGTCGCAGGCTCCGTGGTACGAAGTGATTGTGACGGTGTGGGATGCAGATGACTTCGCGCTTTTCAACATGATTTTGACATTCTGGTTTATCGGCCGTAGCATTGAGAAGTACCAAAAGTGAAAGAAGCTCTTGACCTTGCTTGCAATGTGCTCATCAAGCCTTTTGAAGGCCTAGCTCGCCGCCGCCCCGACGGTCTTGTGCAAGCCTATCCCGATCCGGGTTCTGGCGGCGCACCGTGGACTATAGGATACGGTTCAACAGGGCCGGACATTACGCCGCACACCGTCTGGACGATGCAGCAGTGTGAGGAAGCTTTAGACCATCATGTGCGGTATTTTTTTGTCGGCCTTTGTAAGCTTTCGCCGACATTGCGGAATGCTGTGCCGCGCAGGATTGCCGCAGTGACAAGCTGGGCGTACAATTGTGGGCTGGGAAATTACCGCATCAGTACCTTCAAGAAGCGCATTGATGCGGAAGATTGGGAAGGCGCGGCAACAGAGTGCGTGAAGTGGAACAAAGCGGCTGGCAAAGTCTTGCCAGGATTGACCCGTAGACGTGTTGCAGAAGCAGCAATGATGAGGTGAACGATGGCAATGCAAGCATTTAACCCACAGGGCAATACACAGACGTTGACGGCAGCGATGACGCCGCCAGCCCCGGTACAGGTGGTAAGCACAACGGGAGCTGCAACCCAGTATCGGATCATCAATGCCACCAATAACAACTTATGTTTTCTTGGTGTAGGAACGACGGCAGCGCAAGCGACGGCGAACGCAACAACGACGTTGCCTGCGCGGACGATTCCGATTCTGCCTGGGACAGATGAGATCCTGACGTTCACGCCGGATGCGTACTTTACAGCAGCAACAGTATCGTCGAGCGCGGTGCTTTACATCACTCCGGGCACGGGAGCCTGATCATGCTCAAGACCGTCTCTACCCTAGTCAATGCGACAGGCGCGATCAACTACAAAGGCACTTGGAATGCTGCGACAAACACGCCTACTCTAGCGTCTGGTGTGGGCACGAAGGGCGATTACTATGTCGTTTCGACTGCCGGATCAACCAATTTAGACGGTCAAACGCTATGGGGCGTAGGTGATTGGGCAGTGTTCAATGGGTCAATCTGGGAAAAGGTAGACGGTGGCAGCACTGGAAATTTTACAACCATTGATGTCAACACCTTGGCGACGCTCGCAGGGGTGAACTTCACGACATCGACAGCAGCCACGGCAACTTTTTCCGTATCGTCGTTGCCGCTTGTGCCGGAAGGATACATTCAGATTCAGGTCGGCGGCGTGAACAAGAAAATTCCGTACTATCAAACATGAACATGGATTCACTTGCTGCGGTCGAGTTCGGCGACAAAGATGGCTTGCGAGTCATGTTGTTTGAGAACCAGATGCAGCATCAATTGTTTTACAACGTGTTGGCAGACACGGGTGTGTTGAGTACGTTCTACCCGCTTGGTGATGCAGAGTTTACCGATCTGGATGATTGGATCTTGTTGCATTACAACCAGCATCTTTCGTTGTCAGAGTTGTTGGACACGGCATCTCCGTTTGAGCTTATTGATACGGATTGGAACCAAGAAGACGATTTTAATGATTGGGTGCAAGCACACCTATTGATTCATCAAGGCATTGCGGCAGAACTTGGATTGTAAAATCTTTATTGAAAGATTGTCATGAGCACAATTAGTGATATTGATCGCGTCGCGTTGCAGTTTGCATCGATTCTTGATCCAAGTTCTACTGGCGTTGCTTGGAGCAAAAACGCTGGAGGTTTTGGCCCCGAAGGTTTTTTGCGTGAAATGGCAAAAGACTTCATTAACAAAACGGGTATTACAGATATCCGCGACATCGGAGTTAGAACGCCAAAGCCGCTTACACCACAAATGCAATACATGTTAACAATAGATGTTAACGCTTTTCCAGGCGGCGTTAATAATTATGCTCAATTTATGAATTCCGTAGAAAAATATCAATATGATGGGAAATCACGTTATTACAACAAAAAAACAAGTGCAGATTTGCCAATAAGTCTAGATACTTTTTTTAATAGCTACGGACAAGGACAAGGCGGAAAAACTGATGCATATTTTTATGCAAATCCTGACGGCACATATAAATTAAAAACTGTTGGTGTTAACACCGGGGAACTTAATTTGATATTGCCAATACTTTCCGTAATGGCTTTTGCCATTCCTGGAATTGGTTCTGCAATTGGCACGACGCTTCTTGGTTCGACGGTATCTGCTGCAACGGCTACGGCCGTCGGCAATGCAGTGATCAGTGCTGGACTAAGTGTTGCTGCTGGGGTTCCGGTAGATCAGGCAATCAAGAATGCAGCGTTGACGGCGGGTGTTAGTGTGGCAATGCCCAATATCACGGGCAATGTTTTCATTGACAATGCGGTGAAAAGTGTTGCGACTGCTGCCTTGACGGGCGGAGACATCAACGATGCTGTGATCAATTCATTGATTGCTTCCGGCGGGAAGGAGTTGCTTGGCAACGTATCGCTGACTGGAAATCGCACGGTTGACAGCGGGATTGTTTCGGCACTCACCAGTGCGGCGCAAGCGGCTGCTACAGGCGGCGATGTCACTGCTTCTGCGGCGCAAGGGTTTGCGCAAGGTGTTGGCGGCGCACTCAGCGCAGACGAAGCAACACGCGCTGCAAACAATGCGCGTAGGGCAGCAGGGTTCATTGGTGAGGACATCCCCGAGGAAACCGTTGCGGATGTATCGGAGACGACGACAACACCATTGCCTGTTGACCCGCGCATTTCTGGTCAGTTGCCTGACACAACCATTACGGGAGAAGGCGGTTTTGTCAAAGTTAGTAACAATGCCGTATTGCAAAGAATCGCAGAAAT